ATGTTTTTCCTCAAATCTTCCGCGTACATAGATTATGTGCCGCCAAAACTTACCAAAGGCAAGGTTTGGTATATCTCCTACTATGTCAGAAACCCGGAAACCGGGAAACTGAAACGCTTCCGGATGAAGATCAACCGGATTGCATCTTCGAGGGAACGTCTGGCCGTTGCAAAGATTCTTATCGTAAGAATCAATGAGCAGCTCGCCCTTGGCTGGAATCCTATTATGGAGAAGATTGCTCCGAAATCATACTGCCGATTGGATGATGCACTGGAGTCTTTTCTGACTATAAAGGGGAAAGAGTTGGAGGGCGAAACTATGCGCGTGTATAACTCATACGTCAAGATATTCCGAGAGTGGCTGCAGTCCCACGGATATGACAAGCAGATGTATGCCTGTTCTTTTACCAAGGCGAACGCAATGGCTTTTATGGATGACGTGGATGAAGATGAAGATATATCGGCGAGAACATTCAACAATTATTTGAAGTTTCTCCGGGCCCTTTTCAACTGGATGATAGACAAGGGGTACATTTCGACAAATCCTTTTGCCGAAATCAAGACAAAGCCCAAGAAGCTTACAAAAAAGATTCGCAGGATAATGACAGACGAGGAGGTCGCCCGTCTGTTCGGATATCTGCATAAGGAACACCGGATTTACCTGGTGATGTGCCTTATGTGCTACTGCTGTTTTATGCGGCCGAAAGAAATTGCCCTGCTGAAATGCTCCGACATTGATTTGCCCAGGCAGCTTATTCATATAAGGGGTGAAATTGCAAAGAATGATAATGATTCTTACCGCACGATCCCGGATGCGATGATGCAGTATATGGATGTTCTTGACCTTTCGGTCCCCGACAACTACCTGTTCTCCGAGCATCACGATTTCAGTTTTCGCCCCGGCAAGTTACAGGTATGCAGCCGGCAGATTGCCAGGTACTGGGCGGATGTAGTCAGGCCGAAATGCAATTTTAATATGAACCTTCAGTTCTACAGTTTGAAAGATACCGGGATGACGAATATGGTGGATTCCGGAGTTCCTCTGACTTTCGTGCAGCAGCAGGCGGACCACAGCAGTATCGCTATGACGGCTATATATGTTGGTAAGCGCGGGCGTCAGGCGAACGAGCTGCTGAAAGGGGTGGATATTATCAAATGACAGACGAAAAAGGGAGGCACCTTTCAGTGTCGCCCCGTGGCTGCTCTCCACGGACAGCCGTGTAATCAAAAGCGATGGAGATTATAAATTGTCGGCCGTAGCCATCTGTCCGTTCATTTGATGAGCGTTTCTAAGTAGTCGCTGACAGTCATACCAAGTTCTGCGCTCCGCTCTTTGATCAGGGCCGCCACACGCGGCGCGACTTTGCAGGAGAACGTGACGCGCACCTCGTCTCCTTTGCGCTTCCGTCCCGCACCGGGCCGCGCCCCTCCTCTCTGTTTCTTGATTTCTTCCATAATTTCCGTATCTTTGCAATTATAAAACCCCTAAGTGGGGGCTCTCGCCCCCTTTGGTCAAATCGCAATCTCGAACGAGAAGCGAACTTTCCAAATCCTAAAAGTAATTTTGAAGCACATACCTTAAAGAACTTAGGGGTTATTTCCTACTGCCTTTCAAGCGCTTCGGATTCTCTTTTGCGGTCATCGTTCAACCGCATTACAAAGATACGAATTATATTTGATTTCGCAAACTTTTTCGACAAAAAGTGAAAAATCAGAAAGAAAATCCCGCCGTAACGCCCACTCCCGCGTATGGCTGCCATCCCTTTGGCGTGAATCCGTAGCCGCTCTGCACTCCGAGCGTGACGCACCACTGCCCGCGCCGTCTTTCCGCCACCCGTTCCGTTGTGATGTAGCGCGTTTCCGGGAACACGCGGACGCTGTCAAGGCTTGGACGGTATCCGCTCACCCAGGCCTCGTAATCCTCCGCCCTGTAGTGCCTTTGTTCACGCTCTACGACCACGAACGCGGTGTCCCGCCGCACCACCGTATCACGCACTGCCACAAGCACCGTATCAACGGCCCGGCGCTCTATGTACTGCGGCGTTGTTACCGTCAGCGTCTCCCGCACGTGAAGGGTGTCCGTCCTAACTATGACGGGGCACTCCTGCTGCACTTTCCCGCGGACGTGCCACCCGGCAACAAATGCGCCGACCAAGAACAGCAACGCTGCCGCTATTTCCGCGATTCTCTTCATACGCAAAAAAGGCGGTCACCCGCCCTCCCGTTATTACTTTTCAATGACTTTCGGACCACTATACCTCCAGTTGTAGAGGATGCGACCGCGCTGCGGGCCGTTCCGGTGGTGGCTGATGTGGACGAAGTTCGGGTATAGTATCATCTGGTCGAACGGCAGTCCGAGGTCATAGCAGTGTTGCGCAAGTTTGTGCGGGTTCTCCGCCGCGATATCCGCGGCTTCGCCCTTGACGTGCTGGGAGGTCGGGGAACTGTTAGGAACTATGGCATTGAGAGCCGGGCAACGGTAGCCGGAGTTCACGGTCAAAGGTTCGCCCCAGGCGTCACGCAGGGGCTGCAGAACGTTCTCCACGAGCGCCTTGATGCTGTCACGCACCGCCACCGTTGTGATGACGTTGCAGATGTCGTGCTTGACCGCCGTTTCGCTCCTCTCGAATTCGCGGTAACTGAAATTTTTGCTGATTGTTCCCATCATTCAACCTCCGTACTTTGTGCGCCGCAAGTGTCGCAGTGCGTCTTCTCGTATTCCTGAAGAACCGGGCAATCGGCAATATTCTCGGGGAACTTGCAGCGATAGCTGAGGTTGATTGCTCTTTCAAGGCAGGCCACCTTGGCGCCCAGTCTGTTGAACTGTCCGCTCAGCTGGGCATAGTGTCCGCGGAGCGTGGCGATGTATTTCTGCGCCTCCGCCTTGAATTTCCGGTATTCTTCCTGTGCCTCCTCCCTTTCCGCCTTTGCGTCTTCAAGCATCGAGTGCATATTGCTGATGTCGATACTCGTCTTGTTGCTCTTGGCGTTGTACAGGGAGACTATGCCGGTGATGCCGCCTATCGAGCCGACAACTCCGACAATGCTTGTGATTATCTGTGTCCAGTCCATAGCGCCTACTCCAAGACAATAATTTCGTCCGATATTTCGATGTGCGCCATCTCCTCCGAGAGGAGATCCTGGAGCGCCATGAGTTTTTCCTCATTCTCGTTGTACTCACGCCTCGCTTTCTCGTAAGCGCCCCAGTCATCAGGGTATGTTTCCTTGAAATTCAGTCCGAATTTTGCACATTTCAGAGCATGCTCGTCCGATGCTTTCATTATGGCACGCAGTTCAAGCTGCCTGCTTTCCAGCAAATTGATTTTGTTTCTTGTTTCCATAGGAAGAATTTTTGATAGGATTATAAAAGTGCGCTCTGCGGCACATCCAAAAGTACGAGAGGAACAACCAAGCAGGAGTTGTATATGCTACAGATAAGCATACAACCATAATTGCCATTGGCACTCCAAGCGCTGCCATTGCCGCTCCGGGAACAACTCCATATGATGTTTTTGTTGGAGAGCCCTAAAGCCCCAATCGCCTTGAGCGCTCTGTTGATAACATCCGCGTCTCTGTTGTTGGTAGTGCCGTACTCAATACCACCTACCACATCGAAGAGCAGGTCTGAATCAGGAAGAACCCACTGACCCTTGGCAAGCAGTTCGTGGTCATATCCCACATTCGCAACGAAGTCGGCTGCAGGGCAGGCTTTCTTTTCCTCTCCTGCGATGTCGGTGTACTTCTGTCCAGCCAGATAGTAGGTATTCTTCCTTGCGTCTCCGTACTTGGCTTTGTCACCATTGCTTCCGTACTCGGTAGGTCTCACTGGTAAGAACGAACGCATAAACCTGAGCCACCCTTCCTCTCCTTCTCCATACACTCCTCTCAAGAATGCGCAATGGTCGCTCTGGTACTGGCTCGTTCCGAGGTAACCCGGCAAGCATATAGGATACGATAATTTAACACTTGTGACATCAGCGTTAGGGTTGTAAATAGTATTGGCGGTGTCATTTCTGAAATGCGTAAGGGCACAGCTCCAGTTCGCAATAATTCCCTCCCCTAAGCGCTGTCCATTCATGCGGAGCATTGCCGATATGGCAATCCATTCAGGGAAGAGGTTGGCTGACAGAGAAAAACCGTTCTTTCCGGTTGCGTATGCTTCCGAATAATTCTTATAGTTCAGCACAAGACCTATAGAATTGTCCTCATTCAGGAACGCCTGCCATTTCTGCGACTTGAACGGATCGTTTGCCTTGAAGTAGGTATTCAGCTGATTGACAAAGGAGTATTCAGTAGTTGCTGCATACGGAACGGTATAGTCGTGATTGACGGCCCAGTTGTCCGAAGCTTCTCTAACTGACAGAACGCCAGTCCTTGCTGTGCCATCAAGGACGTAGCCGGTCAGTCTATATGTGAAGATTTCCGACATCTTCTTACTCGGAAACTCCTTGTTCATAATCACGACCTGTCCTCTGAATGACGGATGGTCAACACCAACACTCACAACACCTACAATCTCGTAGTTGCTCATAAAGGATTCCGAACTGAATGTGTCAACAGCGATGAACCTCATTGCGTGCAGCCCGTCCAGAACTACTATTGAACCAGTCTTGGCGGAACGGATGTCCACGACCACATTGCGTCCGTCAAACTTGACAGCATTATCCGCTCCGATAAGGGAGACCTGGCTTTCAAACGCACTCTTGGCGTCTGCAAGATACTCCTTCTCTGTATTGTAATACTTAATCATAATCACTCGATTTTTATGCCTGTTTCCAGTCTGCCACAGCATCGTGGCCCTTTGCGTAATAGAGACCTGATGAACTTGCGTCAAGGTCTATGTACTGCTGACCTATGAACGCGGGAATACCGTCCCACGGCAAGCCGCTCGGCCAGTTCTCAGGAGGCGTGTCCGCAGACGGAACTCCGTGGCCGTACAAGGTCAAAGGAGCCCTGCATTTGGTAAGCTGCAAGACATCGAGCGTGCCGGCAGTGGCGTTGCCGAGAAGCCCGCGGCTGTCTTCAAGGGCCTCCAGTCTCTTGGCAAGGCTCATTACAGCCTCTACCATTGTCCTGTGCTCGTAGATACCGAAAAGTTGGGAGGCAAGATTGGCTGGCAGTCCGTGCTTGACTACAATGACATTCATATCTGTCACTCCCGGCTTATACGAGATAACCACCTTGCAGGACTGAGGGATATTCGCAACGTAATACCCAGAGTCTGGAATCGCAACAAAGCGGTCTTCATTGTTCGGCAGGTATCGGTACTCCGTGTAGGTCTCTACGACATACACCGGGTAGCCTGTGTCTACCGTAGTCTCTTCTTCTGTCACGTGGATATTGCCTTCATCATCAGCCTCCGTGATATAGTAGAGGGGATTTCCATTGCCGTCTTGCTTCTGCACCGTGTGCTGGCGTTCCATTTCCTCGTAGATGGCTATAACGGAAATGTCAAGCCCATTATGATCCGAGTCTGACGGATTGTAGCCCGTCTTGATAAGGAGCTCACTACAAGCCTCCACATCGATAGGTTTGGAGATTGCAAACTGAGCATTGGAAGCAGCAGAACGGGTGGAGCACTTCACATACTTACCAGTCACTCCATGCTGGAGCGCAATGGTGGAGGAGGTGGCGTTGTAGCCAAGGTCACGCTTCATTCTTTCAAATTCGACATTTGTAAGAATGACGGTTGTCCCGGTTGATTCCAGTCCGTCGCTGGATGAGCCGCACCAGAGTGTGATTCCGGTGGGGAATGGGGATGAGTTGGCTCGTTCACCTCCGGGGAAATCCTTGTCGGGGACATATTCTGTAATGAGAGCAAACATTTCGCCCTGCCCAATGGGGCCCTTACTCAATGCAATATTCGCAATGAGAGACATCCCGTCTTCTGAAATAGAACAATTGATACATCTGTCACCATTCCTTTCGACCGTGAACGTTACACAATTACATTTGGTATAATATTGAATCTTGACGTGATTCGGCACCGGGGACGGGGTCGTCTTCCCATCTTCGGTACGACGGAGGAAAGTTTCCGTCCGTTTGAGATCCCCTTTGTAATACTGGTATTGCATATTCATATTTGGATAAATGGTTCCAGCTCTTTTCTTGCGGGCAGTCTTGACGGCAGATCTTCGGCGTAATGCCACTTGAACGACATTTCTCCGAGTTCCAGGCGCGTATAGTCCCCGCTCACTTCATCGATGATGATCTCCCGCCAGTTCTTCGATTCATCAAGGATGCAGCGGTCCGCCGAGAGGAAGAAATCCTGCCAGAATGCTGCCTCGGCCCTTGTCCGGAGATACCCGGTAAAGGTTTCAAACTGTTTCCGGCTGTCGTTGGCCAGCTCAGTCTCTTTCCCGGTATTTACGAAAGAGACGCATTCGTATTCTAAGTTTTCTTTTGCGGCTCCGGAAGCATAGATATAGTCATATACTCCTAATGAGTTCCGGAATCTGAACTCGGTAATTGACCTGCTCCGCCCGACGACGAACCGTTGCGCCTCACTTTCGTACCCCTCGATGAAGATGTCGTAGGCGGCGATGTCCTCCGACTGTACTAATTCTGATATTTTAGAGAAGGAACAGTCTATGACCTGTTTGGATACATTCGGGACATTGGAAACTTCATCAAGAACTATTTTCACGGGAGGGCTTGTCCGGGAATAGACCATTGCGGCGACAGCGCCTTCCGAAAGATTGCACAGTGTCAGCTGCTCAATTCCGTCCGCCAGTGTCTTTTTCGTCTGCGGAGCTTTCGTCCAGAAGCGGCCTCCGTACACCAATGAATCATAGTCTTTGTCATTGCAACTCCCGGCAACGACTTGGCGGCGCCAGTTATCTTCATGAGAAAGGTCATTCTGTTCGTGAAAATCGAGCTCGATATACATTGACCCATTGTCCTGAATAGATTCGAAGTTGCGACTCCACTCTTTCAGGTTGAAGCGGATTTTGCCGTTGTCCGGATATAGGGTCATCCGCCGTTCTATTCTTTCGCTACTGTTGCCGATGGTGACTGAACCATCAACAACCCCGTTCTCCGGTACTCCAGCTAAATCGATATATGTGAGGTTTCCCGCAAAGAGGAACGGTCTGTCTTCGTATGGGTCAATAAAGCGCATCGATGTACTTTTTCTGCGAAAGTAGGCAACGCGCTCCGCTCATAAAAGGACACTATTGGGAGATGAATTCACCGCGACAGGCAATATGGTCGGAGGCTGCTGAAAGGGTCAAAGTCAGTTTCTTTACGATAAAAGGGCGGTGCCTTATCAGAACCTTCTTCCAGATCCTGAAGTTCGCGATGTCTTCATCGGACAGATTCAAGTCAGCGGATACGACCATATGCTCCTGTCCTATCCATTCCGCGAAATCCTTGTGGATCCCATTCAGGAGGTCTCCCGGGATAATCGAAAGTCCTGTATTCCAGTTCGGATCGCTTTCCGGATAATCTTCTTCATTGAAGATATCTTCCTCTTCATCATGGTAAAGCTTCGTCCCGTATGGAATCTGGCCTTTGTCTGTCAGCTGGTTGTGTACCAATGTGCCAATGTATATGTTTTTAGGGCGTGTATTGTCCATAGCCGGAAACTCCACTCGAGGACATATCCTGTATTCGCTGCCAAAGCCGCCGTTTGCTGGCATCCACCTTGCCCATACCGGGACGCACTTGACGAGCCTGAAATCCGTCTTCGCATCGAACGAACTGTCGGCGGCTGTTGATTCCGTCTCTCCTGTATATTGATCTATTATATCGGCAAGCTGCCTTTTGGGGTCCTGGGAGAATACGTCTTTCGTCATATCATCTCTGAGATAGACGTAGTCATTGTCGTCGATATACCGGTGGGAAATGAGATCCTTCATCCCGATATAGCCTTCAATCTCTATTTCCTTGTCAGGATTGAAGCTATTGCCGTTATCGTAGTCCTGGTATCCGAAAATATACTGCTTTGCATCCTGGTCTGACAGGGAGTATATGTCTGAAATCTTGTCGTCCCAGTTCAGGAACTCCCTTGACTGCAGAATGCCGGAATTGGAAAGCATAACATACCCGGAATCTCCATCCCTGTACAATGATGCGCAAAGAACTTTCAGAGTATTGACAAGGAGTTCGTTCGCCTTGCATTCCGGGAGCATATCGGCAATGTCCAAACGGACTATGGCAGCGGTTTCTTTCCGGAATCCGCCCCACGTTCCCTCGGGAGCGTAAAACGCTATCACGGCCAGGGAGTCAAACAATCTTTCTATGGTATCGTCAACCCTGACTATTGAAAGACACGGAGCGAGGATGCTCTTTATCCGCACTGCGGGAGCGACGGGGCTGTTTTTCGCACCTACCCAGTTCCTGTATTTAACCTTCGGCTCTATCTCCTGCTCGTATGGAGCATTCATCTCCATAGGTACCTCGTTTTTCAGAACGCGCTGTTTGCAGACAATCATCGGTGTCCCGAAATCCAGGGCTCTGCCTCCTTCCCGTGATTGCTCGATAAGATCAAAAGCCTTGCCTGTACCTTTTACAGAGCCGGTTGCATTCGTCAGTCCTTTTACTTCATGGATATAAATATCCAGTTGCTCCTCCACACTTTTACTGCTGAAAGTGTAGTTCAGTTTTCCGTCATCCACCCCGTCATAGATAAGAGCGCCGCTGATAAGGGGCATTCCTCCCGAATAGATTGTCGCTTCCAGACTTTTAACCACCGGTTCAAGCATCATGGCATCAATGTAGTCAAAGGCTTCATTGTTCGTCGGCGAAGGCTGGAAAGATATGGCTGTACTGAACGGCACCGGTATATGGCTGTCTTCCAGCATCGGGTTCTCGATGCTGATTTCAAATTCCGTGTCCGGAGAAAGGTCCAGGGACACTCCGTTCTTTGTGACGATTCTGATCATAGTTTTCCTCTCCTTCTGTATCGTTCATATTCCTCCTGCTTCTCGACGATGCCGTTCTTGCCCAGCATTGATACCTGGGCGGTAATCGGATGGCTCAGGACATCAATAAGTGTCGTAATGGCGGTTTTCAGCTCCGGGTCAGACTGGATCACCTGCGTTATCTCGGAGTTCGATGCCGGACTGCCTCCAGCGAATCCTCCGGAGGCCCGTCCGACTACAGCCGGATAGATCGACTCAAAATTCAAGTTCTTCAGACGGCCATTCTTTCGTGCCGTCTCCATAGTGTTGATGAACGGCAGCAGTGTCGGGTTCTCCAGGCCTTCTGCCGGGATGACATATTCCCCGCCGTTCTCGCTCACAAGCAGGGAGGTCGAGGTTATGAACCCGCGTTTGTCCGGAGAAAGACGGGCCTTGAACTTCTTGCCGTCTTGAGCGCGGACGACATCGCTGAAGCCGCCTGCCTGTGCCCCGGCTGATATTGGAGTCGACGAAATTGTGGCAATCTCTGCGGCACCCATAGCGGCCATAAGTGCTGCAGGAACGAGACCTGCGGGGATGCCCCATTGCGCAAGCGTGGTTGTTACGCCGGTGGCGGTGTTGATGATCGCCTGCACGAGCTGCATCTGTTTCTGACGCTTGGCCTGTTTCAGCTGCAGTTCCTCCTGATAGGCGTCGTATTCGGCATCCATCCGCTCTACCTCGGCATTATACTGGCCCTCAGTGATGAGACCGGAATCAAGCCTGTCCTGCAGGGCTTTCTTTTTCTTGTCGTTGGATTTCTGGTACGCCTTCAGCTGGTTGTTCTCCTCGGCGGACTGCTTTTCAAGCCACATCGACGCAAGGTTCATCGCCTCCTGTGCGGCTCCACCGACGGCGCCGACTGCGGTTGCAAGCCCCTCTGCACCAAGTTTGCCGTCTTCTAAATTCTTGAAGAATGAAGTCCACTGCTCCTGCGATACTCCGAACAGGCTTCCACCTCCCGTTCCCTCGAAGATGCTGTGCAACTCATTCCCAGCGCTTGAGCTATCATTCCCTGACGAATCGGCCGCATCGGTCTTTCCGGTAGCCTGGTTTCGAAGCGAGATGAGTTCCTGCAGCTTCTGCTTGATGGCATCAAGTTCGGCTGAGGACAGACCGGCAAAGTCTATGCTGATTTTGCCGTCGGTGGTCAGATCTCCGTCGATGGACATAATCTCGCTGAGAATCGCCCGCATCTTCTCGATATACTGCATATCGATCTGCGCAAGTTCCTGAGCCTGTCTCTCCTTCAGGGCTTTCAGTTCCTCCTTAGTTCCCTGGAATGCTGCCAACTCCTCGGTATGCCGGTTCTTCGCAGTGGCGATGGCAAGATCCCGTTCCCTTTTGGCGGCAGCCTCCCGCTCGCTGATTCCGTCAAGGCGGATTTTCAGCAGGTTGGTCTGGTGCTTCTTCTCGACGGCTTCCAATGCCGCGGCATTGCCCTGGAATTTCGATTTTTCTTCCTGATATCGCCTTTCTTCAGCGGCAACCCGGTCTTTGTTTACTTCGTCGAGAAGGGCCTGCGTATCTTTCGACTGCTGTTCTGCGGCACTCCTGTTCCTCTCTTCAAGAGAAATCCGCTTGTCCGCGAGCTGCTCCTGCAACTTCAGCAGATCTTCTCCGGATTCCTTGTTGGCGGCAATACGGGCTGAAAGCGTTGCGATCTCCAGTTCCAGAAACTGGCGATCAAAGTCTTCTTTCGAAGCGATTTCCCCGGCGGCATAGCGGTTTTTCAGATCGAGGACTTTGTTCAGATATGCCTCGTCTTTCGAGAGGGACCATTTGTCACCATCCGGTTCGGGGCTGCCGTTGGTGGTAGTGGTGGTCGTGGTTGTCGTTCCATTTGTAGTGCCGTCAGGGTTCAGGGAACCGCCGTTGCCGGAAAGATCGGCCTTGAAGAGACCATCAACTACCGCCTGCAACTCTTTCCCATTCCGAATCGCTTCCTGGAACTCCTCATTTATATTCCACAGCAGGCGTTTCTGGTGCTCGGTTTCAGGCTTGAGACCGAGTGATTCGCGCTCCTTCCAGAATGCGCGTCCGGAACTTTTGAAAGCGGTCTTGTTGTAGCCTCTGTAGTTCAAATCAGAACCGTCTTTCTGTGCATTGTCATACGTCCTGCTCAAAAGATCTGTCATTGCGGAGATTTCATCGGCATTCATATTCCGACCGTTGATTTTCTCGAACAGTTTTCCGTATGACTCAAGGGCAGCCTTGACGGTATCGGTTTTGTGTTTCAGAACATCCTGCAGTTCGTTCTCTTTTGTCTGTAGAAGAATCTTTCTTTCAAGTTCGGTATTGACACCTTCAAGGGCGGTTTTTATCTGTTCGTTGGAATCTCTTTCCGTCAGAAGTCGCGGCAGATAATCTCCATACCTGTCATTGATTGCGCGGATGGCCTCGGCTCTTGCATTACTCCCGGCAACGGATTTCAGCACCGCATCACGCAACTTCTCCAGCGACTCCCGTTCTTTGTCGATTTTTGTCTTTGCCTCGACATATCCTGTTGTGGTATCTTTGGTTTGTTTGTTCAGTTCCCGGAGGGCCTTTGTTGTTTCTCGGGATTTGGACCAAATAGCGGATATGGCAACACCAAGTGCCGCGAATCCAGCCACTACCAATCCTGCAGGATTCGCCAATAGCGCCTTTCCGAACATTTTTGCGGCAGCTGCAGCTGCTTTGAAGTTCCCGACCAGAAGGTTTTTCACCGCGACTAATGCCATTGTAGAGGCTTTAGCCTCATTCAGAGCAATGACCTCCGCTTCAATTGCTTTGCGGTTATTTTTGGACCATACAAAAGATAGTTTTTGATAAGCGATATACGCCGCAAGTACGATTGAAAGTGATATTACCGATGCTTTGTATTTCATTAAAGTGGAAATAGTACTGGATAATACTTTTAACCCCACATTCGCGACGGTCATTCCGCCTTTGGCAAGCGGCATTAATGTTTGGCCGATTGTAACTGTTGTCTCCTGAATAGCCTTTTTCCGCTTCTCGATTTGCGCCGTTATCGAGGTGTTTTTCACATTGAACTCCTCGTCTAATGATATTCCCTCATTGAAAGCCTCATTCGCAAGCTGCTGCTGGAACCGGAGTTCAGCGACATTCTTTGACATAGTGCCGAGGACGGTCGATGCCCTCTGCCCATTAAGGTGCATTTCTTCCATTGCAGAAACAACTGAGGACAAACCATTGCCGTCATTCATTCCTTCGAGCACACGGAGCAGGGCTTCGTTCACGTCTTTGTTCAGAAGGTCCCGGAAATCCTCGACAGACATTTTGGCTATTTCAGCAAATGTCTCAGTCCTCTTGAACATAGCTATAATAGTCTGTCCTACTGCTGTTGCCGAGGTCTCCGACTGTTGGCCGAACTTGTCAAGAGTGGCAGACAGACCGAGAACATGGGCAATGCTGATTCCTGCATTCGGAGCAATACCGGCAAGACGTTTGGAGAAATCAACGATATACCCTTCGTTGGCAGTCGAGGCCATTCCGAGCACGTTGATAGCGGAGCCGACCTTCAGCATTGCTTTTTCGGTGCCATACTTTTCTTGCAGCCCGAAAATGTCCGTCATCTTGCCTATTGAGGTGATGGCGGCTTCCGCATTTCCGCCGAGGTCTTCGCTCAGCGCCACATTTATTTTGTCGGCCGCGCGTACGAATCCCATCAGATTATCCGCGCCCTCGATACCGAGCTTGCCGCCTGCACGGAGGAGCGAGAGAAGTTCATTCTGGGACGTTTTGGTGTCGATTTTCTTCAGCTGTTCGCTAAGATCTGAAACCTCTCTTTTGCTGAGATTAGTGGTCTTCATCGCGTCGGTCAGAGCCTCGTCATATTCTGCGTAAGCATCGGTGGTCTTTCTTAAAGTCTGGCTCGCTTTAACAACTGAATAAACTCCACCGACAACAGTTTGGATATATTTGCTCGCTTTAGAAAATGTCTCACACAAAGTATTCCTTGTCGCTTTGGACTGATTATCCAGTTCTTTCATCCGGTTCTTCGTATTCACCAGTTCTGTGCGGAGAATTTCCCAGTCTTTAGTACCAGGAACCGAATTTGATAGTGCGATTCTTGTTAGTTTGGCGTGCTTCCTTAACTCGGCGAGTGTCATCGAATTGATGCTTAGTTGCCGTTTACCAGATTCAAGTCTTGATTGGGCCGAAGACAAAGCTTCCTCCATAGCCTTAATCTCGGCAGTGACGTTCTTGTATTCAACGGATTCCTGAAACCCCCACTTATCCAATTTGGCAAGATATTTCTTTTTCTGGGCTAATTTATCAGATACATCGGCGATAGAGGCCTCTAAATCCAAGATCTGTTTTCTTGCCTCATCACCGCCGTTGATAAGAATATTAAGCCTGAGGTCTTCTTCCTTGATAGTCTTTGCCATAGTACGAAAGTATATGGCACAAAAATAGCCGCTGTTGAGCGGCTATTAAAGGACAGCGGAATCCTTATTATACACTAATCATAATCCATATAATCATCGCAGGTAAAGCAATACTTGCCCAGATTATGGCAAATCTTGTTTCCGATTTTCTCCTTTCTTTTTCTTCCTCCTCCTTGCTTTTATTCGGTATTCTCCATTCGGGCTCAGAGAAAATCGCTTTTTGTATGGGATCTTGAATTGAATCCAATTCTGAATCTTGACTTAAATTCTTTATTTCGCTATGCTCTCCTTTCTTATTTATTATCAGATTGATTACTGCGGCAATAATAGCTGGAACGCCGATCGCTAAAAACGGTCCTAATATTCCCCATATACCATCTTCAAAAATACTGCCGATAAGTGCACCACCAATAACAATAGCGCACAACGTAGCGATTACCACCAGTACAACTAAAATTAATACTCCTATCAATTCTATCATACTCCTAATATAGGCATTTCTCGACATTTACGCAAATCTACTGCAATTTGTTCCCTTCGAGGAAGAAGGCGTCCTCTTCCTTGATAGTCTTTGCCATAGTACAAAAGTATATGGCACAAAAATAGCCACCCTAAAGTGGCTATTAAAGGACATGAAATTTTATGATCATAATACGCAAATGCAGAGAAATCCCCAGACAAGCATCGCAGGGACCGTAATACACCCCAAAATTATGGCAAATCTTGTTTCTGACTTTTTTCTTTCTTTTCCCTTTTCTTCCTTTCTTCTCTCTTTTTCTATTTTTTGGACATACTTAGCGTATGGGCCTCCTATATCCGGATTCAAATCCGGCTCTTTTAGCTTGTTACGCTCATTTTTTCTATCAATTGAATTATTGATGATCGCAGCTAAAATGGTGGAAACTAATATAATCAGGAATAGAGATAAATATATTCCCCAATTTTCCATAACGTCTGTGACAGCCGCCCCTACAGCAACAAAAGCCAAAAAAGCCCCTATTGCTATAGCAAAACATAAGAATATTACCCCTATGAGCCACATATTGGTCAAATGTACACAGTATCTTACATTTATGCAAATTCACTGCAATCCCTCCGCCGCATCGCGGAAAGACGCGGCGACTTCTTCCGTGAAGCCGTACATCAGGCGCTTGGCGATGCTGGAGTAGGCACCGAAAACGAAGCGGTTGTGTATTCTGCGACGTTTACGCCGACGGACCGTTCCGCGCCGCTTCATATCGAGGAACCTTTCATAGATAGTGTGCGTGAAAGTCAGACGTCCGTCCATTCCGTCGCCGCTGCTGACCGCGATGCTGCGTGCCGAAAGGATGTTCCCGCTCCGGATCTTCACCGCCTCCTGTATGGCGGCGCCCTGGGACCTTTCGAACTTCCGTCCTTCCGTCTCCAGCGTGCTGAGTATGAACCGCTCCCTTGCGCCCATAGTTATTTCATCGTGATGTCAATGCTGTAGCCGAACCATCCTCCGAAAAGAGAGCTTTCCGGAGTCACATCGATAGAACTTGTGGAAAGCCCCGCAAGAAGAGAGCAGCGGGTGGTATCCTCCGAGAACTGCTCCAGAATCAGGGAGGCGATTTCGGCCAGACGCTTGAAAGCCTCGTCCTCCAGCGCGGGCGTATATGCCGGGCCGAGGTCCTTTGCCAGCACGAAGAAAGCAAGCGAGACCTCGCTGCTGAAGTCGTCCGCGTCGCCTTTCTGGTGAATCTCCGGGCGGGCGATGAGCACCTGGTCTCCCGTCAGCTTTGCGAGTCGGCTTGTGGCGTCCCCCTGGGCAGTGACGACTACCGGGACGATCTCCAGCCCGGGCACGCGGAAACCGGCGACATATTCATTTGCCCTTTGCAGACTGTATAATCTTTTCATTGCGTTTGTTCTCTTTGTGGTTGGACCACATTATACTGAAAATGGAAAAAAGCGGCTCTTCGTCGACGCGCTCGATGTTGCCCACCGACTGATCGCGGGCAATCTGAACCAGCAGGTCATTCCAGGTGAAAGACGTATCGGACCCGCTATCCTTGTCCCCGGCGAACATCCGCGACATATCGATGGCTTCCCCGTCAATGGAAATCACCCCTTCCTGCAGATATTTCAGGCAGTTGGAAAACCACATCATTATAAGGTTCTTCTGCCACGCGGGAAGTCCCGACACCAGCCGTATATCTCTATCCATAGTGCGGTTCTTCAGCGGACGCACGTATCTGCCCGCCCGGTTCGGGGTACGTGACGACGGCCGGTACAGTATGGCTATGCACTCGTCCAGGGAGGAGACTTCCTGCATCTGGAAAAAGTCGTCGATGGCGGAAGCTGCGTGCCTGAACTCAGAAAACGTAACATCCTGCAGCAGATCCGACGGACCTACAAGCCACCTGCCGCCGCGGACTTTCACTTTCGGCAAAGGGTTTGCAACGGAGTCGAACGAGAGCACGGCCGCGCCGCCATCTTCCGGTTTGGTGAACAGAAAGGCAAGGTATTCATCGCAAAGGCGGTAGATATTCTCGGAAATCCTCTCATATTTCTCCGGAAAGAGATATGCTTTGACGGTGTCCCGCCAGCTGTGCCGGATATGCAGAAAATAGTAGAGGACCCGGATATTGAATTCTAAGGGCGAACGCCCGCGGCGTACGCAGTCATCGTAGGTCTTGAAAACAAAGGCTACCTGCTCCGGACTCATTTCTGACCAGGAAGACGGAAACGATGCCTTTTTCCCGTTTTCATAAAACTCGAGTTCCGTCATACCGTGAAGTATTTGTTGCGCGGGTCATTCTTCGGAAGCAGCGGAAAGCCCTCGTACGGGTTGGTCGCGCCGGGAGCGAGTTTTAGAACTTCTTTCTCGGCTTCGGCCATCTGCTCCTCCATCTTGCCTATGAACCACTCTATCTCCTTGATGGTCGCGGCGGATGTTTCGTTGTTGCCCTGGTAGCTCGGTGAGAAGCTGCGTGCCACTTCCAACGGGAACATCGCCACGGACCACCTCTTTACTCCCTTTATCAGCGCACCCAGCACTACGAACTCCCGCATAGCGGCCGCAAGCGCCGAACCGGGTTCTGCAATAGCCGCTTCAATGTCTTTTTCACTGATAAAGGTCTGCAACTTGCGGCGCTGAATATCCATCAGCAGGGGCTGGAACATATAGAATGCGTAGTAACTTCCATTCAGAGGATAGACCGATTCAAATTCTGCCAGCCCCGGAACTATGCACTTTCCTGCGGCAGCCTTGCCCTTCCATTCGTAGTCCCCGGCGATCAGGAACGCGTACAGAGCGTCGAGCGAACGGTAGTAGCGCTCCCTCTGTTCCCTGTTGTCACGATCTATCATCCACTCGAAAGGGACCTTCTCGTTGTCGTCCACCTTGATCTTGCTCCCGGTATCCTCGTGGCTGACAATATTCTGCCTGGTGAAGTTCGCGACCGCTAAAACCGCAATCGGCATCCGGACGGCATTCAGAAAAGCCGTGTCTTCCATATTGCCCGACATATACTCCTCTTCCGCTTTTTTGATAATTTCCGGACCGACGAGCCTTTCCACCTCCTTGGTGACATGCTCCACCTCCGAGGCTATGGACCGGAAGGAAGTCGAGGCATAGAACGAGCCTGTGAGTTCGTAGAGTTCCTGTGAACCGTTGTTGTCTTTGTTGAAAAGCATACTACTGGTTTTTTATTCTGGCGGAAGACGACAGTGCCTCCTCTGCCTTTATGGATTTGTGGTAAAAACCGAGCCGGAGGTTCTTGCCGGGGAAATTGAAGGCGATAGCCTGGTTTATCGGTTCAAGGATGGTGCGGGACGCTATCTCGACATCCGACTGAAGGTACAGTTTGAATGCGTACAGCAGTTCCGACCCGGAAGCGAGCTTCCCGTTCACCATAATGTTGGACAGAGACGGGTGAAGTCCCATTCCGGACGTTATGGCGGACACAGACGCCTCGGAGATCTTCAGTTGCGATTCGACGAAATCCTTGATCTTCTGGTCAACGGCCTCGATTTTCCATTCGGAAACGTGTCCCATATCGTCTTCAATATCGATGGAATGGAAGAATTTGCCGACATTCTCCTTACCTGTCAGGACGTTCTGTATCTGTTTCAACATCTTGTCGGTGATCTCGCTGATTTTCTCTTCAACCTTGGTTTCCGTCCAGTCCGGATACGCACGACGCAGGATGTCGCGCCTGTAGTTCCAATATCCGGAGGGTGAATGGATATGATATGCGAGATTGATACCGTTGTCGGTGACGTACTTGAAGATCTGCGGAATTTCAGAGCCGCGGATGATCCAGCGCAACGCACCCCAGAACTGAGGCACCGAGTAGAAGTCCCGGGAGAATGAGTATGTGTTGTTGTACGATGCGGAGGCGGCATATTTTCCGGGATCACGCCTGTCATATACCGGGAATACCCGTACTCCCGTGGTCTGGCACCAGTTCTCGAAATCGCCTACTAAAATATGTTTTACATCCCGCAACTTTCGTGTTGCAGTCCATTCAAGCCGGGCGTTCTTCGCCGGGATATGCTCAAGATATGCGATTTTGGGAGACATCCCGACACGGTGCCCTTTCGTCAGATATTTCGCGTCAAAGAAGCCTTTGAGATGCAGGTAGTCGGTGATGCAGCCTTTGATATAGCCGACATAGTCCCAGCTGTCGAGCCATTCCTGGATATCCCTGTCCTCCATCCAGACGTTGATGATTTCGCCGTCCCTGAAAGCCAACTGGTTGAGATAGACGCCCTGCCCGAACAGGAGGCCCGCCTGCCGCTCCAGGATTCCGGGGACAAGGTTGTTGGTATCGACTATGTCCCGGAGATGGGACGGAAGCAGGTTGTCCGGACCGAAAGGCACGATCTTATGCTCTCCGATAGTCTGCGGATAGGCTTCGTAGTCATTTCCCGACAGCCCGAGAAAGGAGGTGTCAATTCCTCCTTCCATCCCGTTTGACAGGATGAATACCTTGCCGTCGTCGCAGTGCGCCGCAAAGGAATGGTCTGAGATTTTTCGTATATCGCTCATTGCAAATCAACTTTTTCGCCGTTGAAGGTCATCAGGAGCGGCTGATAGAAGCGCCGCGGTTCCATCGTGTCAAGGTTCAGGTACGCTTCAACGAATTCAGCGTCTTTGTGGTGCGCCTCGCATTCTCTTTTCAGCAGCCTGGCGTGATGCACGGTCACTATACCGTCGCTCGTTCCCGATGTGGAATTGTACGACATAAAGGTGAACCCGAACGGCCTGCCTTCCTCGGTAAGCCGTCGCATCTCCTTTATTGCCGCATATAAATCCATCCCATGCAAATGTAATTCAAGCTTTCCCGCGGGTAAAGGACAGGGGCGTGCTCAAGGAGGACGTGATACCGGCCATGAATAGCCGATTCCGTTTCCGGAACGGACGATATTTCGGGAGTTGTCGGGAATATTTTTCAGGCAAGTTCCTGCTGTGTAAAGGGATGAGCATTACTGCGGGGAAATTTTTCTTTTTTGCGTCACAGAAGAGGCCGGCCCGCCCTCTTCTTCGCTTGCAATTGCAAACGGCTCAAAAGGTGATATATGGCGGAGGAGCCGACTCAATGAGTGATGTCAAGGTTCAGCGGGAGTGCCGTAGAACGGCGTTTCATAAGGTCGCGCCACTCTCTTGTCATCACCAGGTACTTGAATGAGTCTGAGGGGTTCGTGGACTCGAAAGGCAGTCTCGATATGGGCAGCCTTTCGGACGATTTGTCCTTATACGTGATTCCCTCCTTGACCTTAGTCCGGGCGTTTTCCAGCGAGAGTTTGAGTGGCTTGCAGGCGAACGCATCGATGAGCAGCACCGGCATTCTGGAGTCGGCTCCGCCGAGGAACTTCATCATAAAGTCATACTCCTCCGCCTGTCCGATGTTCCCCTGGCCGATGGACATAAGGTGAACGCTCCATCCGGTAGGCTGGCCGTTGTCGTCCTTTTCGATTGCCGCTTTCAGATCTGAAATGTTATCCTTCTTGATTTTCTTGTAGGCGTTGCCGCTCCTGTCATAGTAGAGATACACGACGCGGTTGTTCATATAGCGGAAGTATTCCCGGAACTTGCGGCCGAGTTCGGAGATATGTTCCGGAGCAAGGGTATAGATGAATTTGAGCACCCGTAATATCTCTCGGCCCGTGCCCGGCTGCAGCTGCGACACGCACATAGAGCACATATTCCCGAAATCGACGCCCAGGCGCAGCGGACGGTTGCGGTCGAGGTACTTCAACACCCGGCAGTCCTCGGCTCCTTTCATCGACATCTTGTCGTACTCATCCTCGTCGATCCCGTCCCAGTAGAAGTGCGCCGGGGCGAGCGCCGCATAGAACCTGTCCCCGGATTTGAGAGACGGCTTCATCGAGAGTATTGCTGTGTGCAGGTCAGGAAGCTGTCCGTCGATTGCATCGGAGAACCATTCGGCTGTAAGGATGTCAACGTTGACATACGAGGACGCACGTATGTAGAAGGTGGATGCGCCGGGCCTTTTCCGGAGTGCGGTCCACCTGGCACGCCACAGATTGGCGGTCTTTAGTTTCGCCCGACAGTCTGTAAGGTCCGTAATAGACTTTGTCCGCAGCCATTTGTCTTTTGCGGCCACGTATTCGTGCAGCGCCTCGTTGGCGACAAGCCCGGTCTTGATGACAAGCAGGATCGAGGCGACGTCCATATTCTTTGCCTGCTTCTGCATCCAGGCATATTCCCCGACGTGTGACGGATCTGCAACGTCCGATGTGAACAGTACGCCACGGTAGAAGGCGCTGTCGGAATACTGGGCGTTGTATCCGCGGACTGCTTTCAGCAGATTGGCGATTTTATCCTCCTTGAAGTATTTCGCCTCGTCCCCGAACACGAAGACGTAGGATGCACCCGCCAGGGTGGAGGGACGGTCGAGACTTCCGAAACGGATATTAAGACCGGTGAAGAATATGATCGTTCGCTTGTAGGATACAAGCCGGTTGAACGGTTTCCAGAAATGCGGCCTCAGCCATTCCGGAAGACCGGCCTTCTCAATCTCCGAGAACTCCGGCGGTTCCTTCTCGATGACATAGTGCTCTCCTTCCTTGAACCCTTTGCGTTCGAGCCCCTCCAGGACGGAGGGAAGCACGTTTGCCGTCAGGTTGCTGAATGTGTCGGCAACCCATACGCAGGGAGCTCCGGGCATATCATAAATCAGATCAAGCAGCCGCTCTACCTGGATGTCTGTTGTCTTTGCGGATCCTCGGCCGAATTCGCAGTAGGTCTTGCGGGCGCCTACAAGCGCCACCAGCTGCGCGTACTTGTTCTGGTACTGCACGGAGGCGGATTCCGTCCGCGCCGGATTAACTTTCTTCCTGTGAGACATTTTCGAGTACCTTGACAATATCCATATCTTCAATCGACGCCTCCATCCTCAGTCTCTCCTTCTCGACGGCCGGCACATCTTCCAGGGCGTCTATCTGACCGGCCAGTTCGTCGCGGTTCGCTGCCGGGAGCCCAATCGTTTCCGGACTTATAGACAGGAGACGGTACTGCTTCTGATACTGCGCCTCAGGAAGTTTCACCGGATCCGGCTTGTCAAGGTTCAGCACCTTGGCTTTCTGAGTCAGTATGTCCGAAGCGACGGCGTAGTCTCTCGTTGTCTTGGCCGCATCGAGCGCCAGGTGATACAAGGCGTCGTACTGGTCGGCGGCTTTCTCCCGGAGTGCGTCCCTGGAGATATTCCTGTTGCAGTAGAAGAGTTCAACGGCCTCGGCATATACGTTGGCCGCGCGTTCGTATGAGAAGTCGAACGGCGCCGATGTGAGGAACTTTATGGTCTTCCGCTTTCCATAGCGGGAGTCGAAAGAATATACGATGGTCAGCAGGTCTATATACAGGCTTTCGTTCTCCGACAGTTCGCCGCGCGAACCGGAGGCGATATAGGACTGAACGCGGGAAAAGGCTTCGACGTCGGCGGTTCCGCCGAACAGGTCGAGCTTGGACATACTGAAAGACTTGTCCCGGACAATCTGCTGGAACTTGGTGACGGAATCGATGTCGCCCTTTTTTGCTCCTGCGAAGATCGCCAGTTCAACCTTGGCACGTTCCTGAAGCCCGCCCTGGTTGATGACCCGCGCGATGATTGAATCCGGATTGTTGTACTGCGCGTGGAACCATACCGGGTCAAAATTGAAATAGCAGCAGATATCGTGCTCCGACCAGTTCAGGGCGCCGAGCTTGCGCATCGTGTCCAGGTCTTTCTCCGACATCCGTGCTATTACAGGATCAACGACATCAGTTGTTTTCATACTCTTCGATCATTTTGTTCACTTCCGACAGTTCCAGTTCCTTCGTTTTCTGCCTTGCCTCCCTCTCTTCAAGCAGGTGGGGCTTGTCTCCTTTCCGGATTTCGCTCTTGATACGCCAGATGTTTCCTTCGATATTCTTCTTTTTCTTCAGCAGCCCGACAATCGACATCTTTCTCATTGCGGCCAGGCGCTGGGCTGTTTTGAAAATCGGGTGTTTGCCGAGGCAGGTATGGTGTTCTTTGTAATAGGCGAATTCGGAAAGGATTTTCCGATTTTGCCTATAATTTTCTATGACTTTTTTTGCGGTTTCGAAACACTCTTCCAAAGTCTCGCATCTGAACAGATCCCGGTGCGCGGAAACATAGTTGTGGTACGCCGTTATTTTATCAGCCGCAAGGATCTTCAGTTCAAGGGGACAGTCAGGCTCGTTCAGAAACGGCCACTCGTTTCTGAAAGCTCCGGGACGAGTAATGCCGGAAGCATCTTCGGAGCAGGCGGACAGGACCTTCACGAGAAGGGCCCGGTACTTATCCGGATTGAGCCGCACCAAGGTCTCCAGATGGCGGTTCGGGGCATAGATATTCAAAAGCCGGAGTCCTTCCTGAACCCCGGCTCCCGAATATAGCCACCGGCCTACTTCATTCATCCAGCAGAGCTTTGCGCAGGAGTGGAGTTATGGCTTCAAGTCCCGCCTGATTCGCAGTCAGATACTTCTTCCGGACAAGGGCCTCCAGCACGATGTGCTCGCAGGGGTTGCCACGGAGTACAGGAGTCACGAAGTTGCCTTCCTTGAACGCCACTTCCACAGCCCTGCCGCGGGGAGTGATGTACGCCTCCATAACCTTTTCCGGGTTATCGGTGCGGTCTTCTCCGAGCAGCTGGGCCATCGGCCCTTTGTCGATGAAGACCGGAAGTTTGTTGTCGTAGTGGCGGGCGCCTTTCGAGTCCTTGAAGACGACGGGCATCTGCAGCTCTTCGAAAGATACCGGGGCGCAGGGGATTGCGACGGGCGGTACGAGAACGAACTTGTCGGCGACTTCCGTATCAGCGATGACTGCGGCAAGAATGTCCGTTACCGGAGTGCCCTCCTCGAATGAAACGACCTTACCCGCGTAGCCCGGCAGCATCTTGTTCCAGATCCGCCCGACAAGGTCTTCCTTGCCGGGATAGGCGCAGAGTACCAGGCGAATCTGCTCCTTCTCTTCGGTCTGTCCGGGTGCTGCAGCGATCTCCTTCTCTTCCGTTGTCTGCACTTCCGCTGCGTCGGCCTGGTTCAGTTTAATTTCGGCAGGGGCCTTTGAGACCTCTGCCGATTTCGTTGCACTCTTGCCCATCGTTACGCACCTTCAGCGACGTCAGCTTCAGCAGGGTCTGCCAGCGCAGGGACCGCTCCGGTGTAGGTGCCGGGCAGGAACTGGGAGTTCATCTCCTGCTTGAAGGTGAGCGTCCTCTTGTTGGACTCGTTGTTGTTCGTAGTCTCGACAGAGAGGAAGAGAGGATTGCAGACGCTGCCGACTGCCGTCATCTTTCCGGCGGAACTGCCGTCGCAGCCCTTGACGAGAATGATGACACCGCGATTCATCGTGTGCTCGATGAGACTCTTGACCGCGTCGGAATCTCCGGGATGGGAGAATGCGACTCCGGCCTGAACGCCCCTGGCATCCGCGTCACCGCTGTACTCTTCGGTAACCTGGATGGAGTTCGGAGTTCCGTAAACCGAAACGGCCTTTGCGTCCTTTTTCAGTTCGTAGTCTCCTACCATCTTCGTGTCTCCTACCGTTCTGGTAGGCTCTTTGACGACATCCTCTATGTCAATGATGACAATGTTGGGATCTTTAGGGACAGGGCATCCGGCCCCGTCCCCATTCTTAGGAATACTGACTTTCTTGTACATAGTGTTCAAGTTTTGGAATTATGCACCTTCTTCACTGCCCTGCTCTTCGCCGGGCTTGTTTTCCTCCCCGGTGGCAGGAGCGGCGCCGTTGGTCCAGGCGTCGCCGACGGTAGGATCGGACACGACCTTCTCGGAAGGTACGTACCCGTCGGGAACGGCGGCGTACACGGCTTCCTCGACCTTGAATCCGACGGACAGGGAGTATTCACCGATCACGTGGAGATCGTAGTCGTACTCCTTGATCTTCTGGATGCAGTTCCCTGCGTTCGCCATATCGACGAGCTCGACGAAGTTTGCCTTGGGAGTGGCAAAGATGATCGGGGAGTTGTACATCGATTTCAGAGGGATGAGATTGAAGTTCGTGAAACGGACCTTGCCGTCGACTTCCGTACCGGTGTACTTGCCGTTGATCTCGAAGTCAGCCCTCTGGTAAGCGCGCAGGAGTTCTTCGGAGCAGTGGACTTCCATCTTGCCCGCAAAGAGGGTGGAGATTGAATCGACGAAACCGTTGACGTAGTCCAGCAGGTCCTTGCCGGAAAGAGTGAACGGATCCTTGGCGGCCTTGTAGAAGTTCATTTTGCACTTGGGATCCGACTTGCCCTCTACAAGGATAGTCTCGAAACCGTCCATCGAGTTCTTGGCGGCGGGAGCGTCGTCGCCGTCATTCTTGGGACCCGCATCGACGAACTTTCCCTTGCCGAGCATCGAGACGGTGATGTCTTCGAGAATCTTCGGCAGGATGTGTTCGTTGATGATGTAGTGGGTGATAGGCATTTCAGCGAGCGTCTTTCCCTGCTCATACAGGTACAGCAGCCAGGACGGGATGATGTCCGCAGGCTTGATGGAGACGTTGATCTTGTGCCTGCGGTAGGGGATGCGTCGAGGAGTGAACTTTGCCTTTCCCTTGGGAGTCCACGCCGGGGTGAACTGCTGGGAGACCTCGGTCATTATCGCCTGAGAGGCGACATAGTCCGTATTGGACGGAACGCGGGTCAGATGCTTCGCATCGTCAAAACCGGCGTACAGCCTTTTCGAGACGAGTTCGAGACGCATCTTCGGAGGCATCGCGATCGAGAACTCCGCATTGAGGTCCTTGACATCAAGCGAGGATTCCGCCTCCATATTCGCAAAGGCGGCGGGGTTATTCCCTGCGAGGATTCCGGCGGCAAGTTTGTTGTGCTTCGCCGTCATATCCAGCTTGATTGCCGGCTTGACCGCTCCTGCATCCTTGATTCCGGGTGCAGTCTCGGGCTCATCGACGAGCTTGGCGATGTGCCCCTGAAGCTTTGCGACAAGGGCGTTCTTGTCGTCAAGCTCTTTCTGAAGAGCTCCGGTGTGGAACTTGACCGCCTCGTCGAAGAGTTCGTGGGCGGACTGCTGCTCTTCACCTTCGAAGTTGACATTCTCCAGCTTGGAAAGGAAGGCATCGCCGTAATTGGTGCGGATGACCTCCCTCTCCTCCTTGGTGAGTTCGATGTGGCCATCCTTTACAGCCAGCTCGGACTTGCTGAGCAACTGGGCGACAAGGCGGCCCATTTTGCTGTTGTTAAGAAATTTTTTACTGTCCATAAATAGAATAGGTTGATGTTACTGATATTCTGCTCTGATAAAGACGTTTTCGATGCACTCCGATAGTGTCTTCATTCCGTCGGCAAGTCCCGCCGGTATCGCCTTGGCGGCGGCAAACAGGGCACCGCTCAAAACGCCCGCCTCCTCGGTTTTGAGTTTGGGTCTGTTCTCCTTGACTGCTTTGTGGAACTCCTGGACGAGTTCGGACAGTTCCTCCTGGCAGAGTTCGTACCGGCCCTCCAAGGCTTCGCGGTAGGCCTTGTTCTTGTCGGTGGATTCCGGTGCATATACGGAGATTGTGCGGCGACCGGTCTGTTTGTCCTCCCTCTCGTCAACGTATGAGGCATACGCGCCGATGCTCCCGGCAATGGAAAGGCTGTTGTCAAGGAAGATCGCGTCGCACTCGGAGGCAAACCAGTATGCGGCGCTCGCAACCATATCGCCGTGAACGACAATGGGCTTTCCCATCGCCTTTACCTTGCGTATTGCTTCAACCATCGGCGGAACGGCATTGGATGCGCCGCCCGGACAGTCGATGTCCAGAACGATGCCGACGACCTCGTCCTTTGAAGCGAATTCAAGAAGGTCGTTTGCTATGTCGAGAGTGCCTACAGTGTCGCAACTCCAGTACTTGGTCACTGGCCCGTGAATGGGAATGACGATGACTTTCTTCTCAATGTCCGTGGATTCAGCCTCGGCGTCACCCCAGGAACCGTCCTCGCTGTACATAAGCGGCGTGTACTCTAATTTTGCATCAAGCGGCTCGCGTGAGAGGAATTTTAATGCCTGGGGCAGAAGTACCTCGGCATCAGAAAGCAGCCATCGGCCCCGGAGGATATCGAGCGCCAGCTGCAGGTTGTTATGATGTCTTTTTGTCATCTCATCTATTTTGTTGTAACAAAAGTAGCTGAGAGGCGCAAGAGAGAAAAGGACAGGCGTGACGGATAAAAAAGAGAGGCAACCTCACGGCTGCCTCTCCGGTTGTTAAAAGTTCTTTATTATAGAGAAACTGAACTGAGTTCAGCACCTATTCTATGTACTGCGTTCATTATTTTCTTGGTGGTTTTCTCACCTGGATATGATACTCCGCTCTTGTATTGCCTCATTTTGCTTTCGTTGATTCCTGCATATTGGGCAAACTTACTTGCGTTGATAAAGTCGAAGTCAGCAAAAAAGGAGGGAAGGTCATACCGGAATGAGACTGAATACTCATCCACTTCCGTTCCGTCCACCCTTGCATCTTCAGCAGCATCCTGCACGGATTGGATAAAATCGTTCTTGGCGACAGCGACGGTTTCCCCGAAGCCCCCGAAATAGTTGCTTCCGAAGTGCTCTTCCGAACGGATAGAGTACATACCGTCCGTTCCCTTTTCAATAATGGCGTTTATCTTATACATAACGAATAATCTATAAATAAAAGTTCTATGATTCTGAATCGGAACCAAGAATTGGCAGGGATTAAATCCCTGCCTGTCTCTTGATTGCTCTCAAAGTCCCTGCCGGGATTTCTTGAGAATCGTGCCTCGGAACCGGAAATTTGTTACCTGTAATCGGAGAAAACCACTTGTCGTGATTACCTCCGTGGCTTACAAAATAACATCCGGCGTCACTCAGCATCTTCTTGAGTACCGATGTTTTCATATGTCACAGAACTTTTAACACCACAAAGGTAGCATTTTCGTTACTAATATCCAAATATTTCTGCATCTTTTTGCAAAAAAGTTCCGGAGAACCTCACGGCCGTCCGGAATGATTCCAAATATTATGGTAACAAATGGCACCCTGCCGAGGCAGATCTATTCAGCCGTCTGGTACGAGCAGGAGACAGTAGTCAGGTTGTCTTCTTCGATTTTCATCCTTACAGGGAGATCCGGAGTGCCGAATTTCCGGCAGCGACAGTTGCAGAACAGGACAGTAACGGACAGGTTGCCCGTGAGCTCGCGGACCTGGTGCCGGAGACGGCAGGAGAAGTCAATGGTTTTGAGAACGCCGGATCCTGTGCGTTCGTCCGTCTCCTTATATGTCGCTGATGCCGGAACCATAGGCAGTTTGACGGGAACGGGTGAAGTCTCGTCGAGATCGGCGATGTAAACTTCCTTTACGATTTTTATCATAGTTCTATTTTGGGGATTTCAAGGGTTTCAAACATATAATATACCTTGCGGAGCAGCTTCTTCGTAACAGACCTCATCTTTGCCTGCTCCGAACGGTAGATTCGCTTGTGCAGGGCGTCAAAAGGGTCGCAGGTTGCGAGTTTTCGGCTGATAATGAAGGTTTCGATAATTTCCTTTTTGCTGAATCCGAGACCCTCTGCTTTCAGGTAGAACGCCTTAAGATCAATGTCGAGGATAGCGGCGAGTGCGATATTCAGCCTTTTCTGGTCTCCCTCAGAGTAGTACAGAAACTTATTGACGAGGCTTTGAGTCGCATCGCAGTTGGGCAGGCGTAGTTCCAGCACGTAATCTCCGCAAGGAACTTTCGGAGGCCTTTCAGATTCGCGCACATGGGAAATCAGCAGTGCGCCGAACTCATGGGTACTTTTGACGACGCAAAGAGGGTCGTTTCCTTCAGGAGGAAACAGATAACGGCAATAATCTGTAAGCAGAGGGCTTTCCGCCCTAAAAAATACAGTCATTTTTTCCATCTTCTCAAAAAGATACCTATGTTTTGCCAACTACATTTAACTACAAAACTACATTTCGGATAATCAACAAGTTAACCAATTTTCAAAAACTACATTTGTAGCAATTGTAGTTTTTTGCCTGATCAGCCTCCGAAAAATGTAGTTTTTCAACTACAAAAAAACTACAAATTTCTACATAAAACTACATTCTCAAATTTGCTATGTATCTAACAATCAGCATTGTACAAAATTGTAGTTGAATGTAGTTAATGTAGTTTGAAAAATACGTCACCTTTTTCAGTTCTCGCTATCAAAGATAGGCAATTTTATTGAAATATCGCTACAAGTAAGCAAGTGTATTTTATTGAATTATCGAAAAATACTTCTTAAAATTATTGTAGAACATCGTGGAACATTACAATTTGTAAGCAAAATGCTCAAAGGGCCAGAAAAACACCCCTGTTTTCCGGCCCTTTACCCTATAGTACATACGAAAAACCCGGAGGATGAACCTCCGGGCTGACACCATTGATTACAGGGGCTCTCCTTATCTTCCGCTGGAACTCATCAAACTGTGCACCTTAAAAAAGTGTAACTTGTTACAGATTTTTAAGGTCGGTGCGTGGCAGTTTGACTTTCGGCCGGTGGCTGTCAATCCAGGACTGCCACTCCTCGACATTGAGAGGATCCCGGCAGATCATAGTCATCGAACGGCTGAACGAGACATTTATCTTCCACGCGCAATGCAGGTGACAGAGCATTCCGATAAATACAGGGATGTTCTCCTGCGGGACACCTGTAAGGTAGTACCGCCATTCCATCAGGGGCAAACTGTTGAACCAGGATATATACTCGCTTTCGTTCGCCTCGATGTACCCGGCATATTTCCGCCGGAACGCATCAAGCTGCTCGTCGGTCCGGAGCAGATATTTCCCGTAGTCATTCATCCTCGTCCTCAATGCTGGAGAATATCGACGGAGGTGCGGGAATGCCGGACACGGGTTCGGCGGAGGCCTCCTCGTAATATCCGGGATCTACATCGAGACTAATATCGTAGTTCTTGGTCAGCAGGTCATAATCGAAGATCATAGCCGTATTCACGTTGCTGGAGCCCGCCTCCGGACTGCTCGGGGCATAGCCGGACGGATTATCAATTTTCCGGAAACGCATCGACAGCGCGGTGCCGCAGAACTCCGGCGAATTCTCCAGGTAATACTTCAAGCTGTCTTTCGGAATAACCTTCACCCCGCTGTCCTTGCCCTCCTTGGAATACAGGGTCGCAATCCTCTTGTAGTTGATGAACAGGTACTTCTTCGCGGGATTGAGTTCCAGCGGCGCCTCCCTGTTCTCCTTGATCCGGACCGGCTTCATCCCGCCGGGCTTGATATGGTAATCAACCTTTATCCAGATCTTGCCGGAAGACGCCAGGATATCGACCATCTCCCAGAATCCGGACAGCTCGTTGTTCTGCCTGGTCATATTGTTCTGCTCGATGCACATTCCGGACATCAGCCCCAGCATCTCGCTGTACGTGAACGGCAGGTCGATATGACCTTCCACGCTCTTGAACGCGGCCAGTATCGTCGCCCAGTTCTTCAACGTCCTGTCCTCGACATTGTAGTTCCGGACTTTTGCCGAAAGGTCCATCACCGTCTCGTCCCAGGCGACGCGGAAACTACCCTGGAACAAGTTCCGCAGCTGGAGCATCTGTCCGGTAAGGTGCGTCAGTCCGCGCCGCTCGATAAGTTTCAGATCTTCATAGTTGCGCTTCTCCTGGTCCGAGAAAGTGGTCTTGCTGAAAGTGAGGAACACAAGCCTGTTGAACAGCGCGATGTCAGCCGTCGGCATCTCCTGCCCGCTCATTACAACTCCGCAATCGACGGCAGTGGTCTCCCTCTTCTTGTCGTTGTCCATATTCATCCTGGAACGTCCGGCACCGTCCCACAGACCTTTCAGGAATTCCCGTTTCTCAAGATCGAGATTGTTCTTGTACTCGTCCAGGTGTACAATGGCGTTCGATACTTCCGCCACGGCCTCCGCAAGGGCGGCCTTCGTGGTGTTGTTGATATTCGGCGCCTTGTTGTTCGGGATGAAGAACGAGGTTAGCGAGTGACCCAGCTCCGATTTGCCGGTACCCTTGGGTCCGAACAGGTCAAGAATCGGAAAGCTCTTAGTCGTCGCCGTTATTATGTCCTTGAAAAGAGCGGCTATCAGGAAGCACAGCGATACCTTTGCGTTGTCGCCGAAAACGGTGATGAGACGTCCGGCGTATTCCCGGAGCGATATGCTGTTGGTGATCGCATACACGAACTTCCGCTGCTGCTGGTAACCGTAGATGTTGTCCTTGGTGTCGAGCGAACATCCCGGGAGATAGAACTTCTGCCCCTTTATCTCGATGATTCCGAACTTGTCCGCCTGGACGAATGTCCCGTCGTCGAAACCGCCGTTGCCCCAGGCATAGAAGCCCCACTGCTTCTGCCATCCGAGCTGCTTGATCTCGTCGGCCGAAGGCGTGCCGTCATACAGGTACTTCTTGAGCGCCGTCATATCTTCCTGCTTGCCCTCCCAGATAAAGTTTCCGGCACTCTCGGTGCGGGTCTTGAAGTCGGTGAAAGATACGAGTTCCGACTGGTTGAACTTGATGACCGCTTCCTGGCCGGTGACGTTTCGCATCTGGAATATTCGCCGGGCGTTCTTCTCGTCGCGGATGTGCAGAATAGGCCGGAAGACAAAGTTGCTCCAGCGCTTGTCGCGTGTGCTTCCTCCGCCCGAACCGTAGTAGCAGCAGTCCTTTTCGTAGAATCCGTAGTTTGCAAGCATATTGGCCGCGTTCTCGTCCTTGACGAGTTTGCGTTGCTTCTCGTTGCACGCCTTGCCGTACTCCTGGCGCCACAGCCCGCCGCCTTTATACTCTTTCTTGAAGAGTTCAAGGTACATCTCGACGGCGTTCTCGTCGCTGCACAGCGCCAGCAGGCCGGCAATCTCGACGATAACGGAAGATATTTCCGTCTGGGACTGCTTGCCCAGCATCTTCCTGCCCGTGATCCAGGGAATATAGTCGGAGGTTCTCCGCTCCCTGCATTCGTCCCACTCCTTTGAGTGCGTCTGGAAAAATTCGTCCGGATCTTTCCCCTCCGGAAGTTCCATAACCTGGACCGTGAACCCTGCTTCAATGAGCATCCGCCCTTCCTTCTCGACGGCTTTGATTCCAGCCTCGTCCGTGTCTCCGCAGATGATCACCTTTTTCGCCTTCTTGCGTTTCAAAAGCTCGATGTGTTCCGGAGTCAGGGCCGTTCCCATCGGTGCGACGGCGTATTCCTGTCCTATCTGGTGCAGCCTGATTACATCTGGATTCCCCTCGCAGAGGATGACAGTCTCCAGCGTGGCGATTTTCCGTTGCGACTGGAAGAGGCCGAACAGTTCTTTCTTCTTGTGGAACAGCGGGGTCTCGCTGGTGTTGATATACTTCGAGACCTTCTTCTCGCTGTCAATAATTCTGCCCTGGAAGCCCGTGATGAATCCGGTGCTGCTGAACACCGGGAAAATTATGCGTCCCTGGAAGGTGTCGTACAGGCTGCCGGTTGATTCACTCCGTTTTATGACGCCCGATTCGAGGAGCAACTTGTCGTCTTTCCAGCCGAGAGTATGCAGATGCTTCAGCAGCGCGTTGCCTTCCGGAGCGTAACCGATCCCGAAGTCCGCGATAGATTTCTCATTCCAGCCGCGTTTGGATAGGTAGGCCTTTGCCGCCGGTGCTTCGACCTTCGAGACGAAGAACTCGTGCGCGACCTTGTTGATGTTGATCAGCTGTTCGCGCCGGAACCGTTCCTCCTGCTCTTCCGGAGTCAGTTCTTTCTTCTCGTACCGGATATGGTTCTTTTCCGCCAGATACTCCAGCGCTTCGGGATACGTGAACCCCTTGGTTTCCCTGATGAAGGTCACGACGTTGCCGCCCTTGCCGCATCCGAAACAGTGGTAAAGGTTCTTTGTGGCCGACACGCTGAAGGAGGGCGTTTTCTCATTGTGGAACGGGCAGCAGCACTCATAGTTCCCGCCGCTGCTCTTTTTGAGCTGCAGCCCCTCCGCTTCCATCACCGACACGATGTCCAGCGACAGTATCTGCTCCACTACATTATCCGGTATCATATATCTTCGATTGTTAAGTCACCCGGGTTCCCGGGTGGCTGGTTTGTTTTACTGCTGCAGAAGTATGTCGCCGACCTTGTTCTTGAGTGCCTTGAGCTCGTACGCCTCTTCCTCCGTGGCCTGCATCTGATCGTATGCGTTCTTGTCCTTGAAACAGAGATAGCGTATTTCCAGGGTCTTGCATCTCCGCTCCAGCATCTTTTCGTTAATGGTCAGAGCCTTGTGGAGATTCATTATGTCTTTTTCCGTGAATTTCATAGTTTATGCTGTTTGTTTTGTTCTACTTCTGAAAAGTTCTATGCATAGTGCTTCGCACCATTTTCTCGCCACCGTCACTTCCACAGCATTTCCGATATACTTTTTCTGCTCCGCCTGTGTGCCGACGAGGACGTAGTCTTCGGGGAAACCCATAATCTTCTTCAGTTCCGGGATTTTGAGCATCCGCATTTTGATGTCAACAATCCCGTAAATGGCCATAAATTCCTTGATTTTGCGAGTCATAGGACTGTCTGTATCGCTAATCTCAGCAACTTTCCCTGGTATGCTCGACACGAGGTACGGCGGCATCTTGTCCATCCTGGCTATAAGTGTAAAGCAGGGTTTGTCAACAGATCCTCCCTTCGATTTGAATTGAGGATTCATTAGAAAACAGGATTTAACCAGGCATAAGTGGTCTTTGGTCGTAATAGTCGGTGACGGAGCCTCGATTGAATGATTAGTTCCGTTGCCATAATAAGCGGATACAAATGCGTGATGGTCTATTGTGGTTATCGTCCCGGCCGGCTCTTCAACTGACTTGTTCTTACTGCCAGGATGCCCGCTGAACTGCTTGGACAGGAAATGTACTTTGGCGAGTGCCAGACGGTTCTGGCAGGTTACGGTAGGGCAGGGATCTTCAAC